ATTGTAAAAAAGTGGAACAACCTAGGCATCAAGGTACCGTGTTTGAATTTTGACCAAGAGGCTCAATCTTTTGATTGCTGCAAGATGGATATAGAAGGGGCTGAAATGCTTATTCTCGAAAACACTCAAAAGATCTTTCGCAAATTGGTTTATGAATGGAGTTTTGACATTGATAACAGCCTGCCAAGATTCTGGAGTTTAATTGAAAAGCAACAAAAGCAGTACAACGATTTTAAAAGTGTTGGCAATGTAGGCAGATTTGCAACAAGAGACTACGTGACTTGGCAACAGTCATGGTTTCCAGCCTGCGCAAACGTATTTGCTTTTAACTAATGAAACGCATTGACCTTGTTCAATCCGCACACAATCGCAAAATTGGCGAAGAATGTGAATATATCGAGCCAAACATCACAGAAGATTGCATTTTTTATTCAAACGGCGAGCCTATTGGGTTTTATGTTAGCAAGATGCCTGCAAAAATGTGCAAGCTGGCTGATCTCGCAAATACAGAATTTAAGAGTGACAATGTTCCCAAAACAAAAATGGATAGGAGTGATGTGCTAAAAGCGCAAATAGACAATCCAGGAATGACAAGATCTGAGGCGAGAGAAATAGGAACCTGTCAAATGTCCACAATTATAGGCTCAGTCCCGCCGAAGCCTCAATTTATGAGGCATTATCCCACTCGGTCAAGTGTCCACACTGTCAAATCCGCCCAAACATTTATCAAGGCGATGTTAATGCTCGCAAAAGAAAGCGAAACGCTAATTGCTCAAATTATGCCCGAACAACACGCTAGGCAGCTAAATATATTCAAGGATGTGCCAAGCAAGTGGAAGTTTGGAAATCTTTTTACGTCTTCTATTAGCAATTTCAATATCAGCGCGCCATTCCACAGGGACACCGGAAACATGAAGGACACTGTAAATGTAATTATTTGCAAAAAGCTAAATGCAAAAGGCGGAGACTTGCATATACCGGACTATGGTGCAACTATAGGACAGCAGGACAACTCCGTTCTTGTTTATCCAGCGTGGAGAAACATGCACGGAGTTACGCCCATAAATCCAGTGCACCCAGGGGGGGTACAGGAATAGCTTGGTTTTTTATCCGCTCAACGCTTTTCGTGATCACCCATGAACCTCGAAGGCTACGCCGCCCACCGAAAGGCGCGGGGCCTTCGTGGCACCAGTCACGTGGCGGTGCTCAAGGCGATCGACACTGGCCGCCTCACCGAGCCCGCCGTGCGCAAGGTAAACGGCCGCTGGCAGATTGACGCCCCGCTGGCCGATGCGCAGTGGGCCGGCAACACCAACAACATGCCCGACAGCGGCACCGAGCTGCCGGAACCGCCTAACACCCGCCAGCCGCACCCGGAGGGCGGCGGGCCATCGCTGGCTCAGGCCAAGCGCGCAAAGGCCGTCTACGAGGCGGAGCTGACCAGGCTAGAGCTGCAGCGGGAAAAGAAGGAGCTGATCTCCGCCGACGACGTGCGCCAAGAGGCCGCACGCATAGCCCGTCAGGTCCGCGATCTGCTGCTGAACATCCCAACCCGAAATGCGGCGAAGGTGGCAACGATGCAGGACCAGGAGGAAGTCCGCGCCCTATTGCAGAGCGAGATCGAGATAGCGTTGCGAGGGTTGGCGAATGAAGCAGCCTGACGCTGCCACGGTCTACCGCAATGCGTTCATCGCAGCGCTCCAGCCCCCGCTGGATCTGACCGTCAGCGAGTGGGCGGATCAGAACCGGATACTCACCCGCCGCAGCAGCTCTGAGCCGGGCCTATGGCGCACCGATCGCGTGCCGTTCCTTAAGGAGCCAATGGATCTGCTCAGCCCTCGTGAGCGTCGCATCAGGCGGGTGGTGCTGATCTTCGGCAGCCAGTCCGGCGCAAAGACCGAGTGCGGGCTGAACTGGCTGGGCCGCACCATCGCAAACGACCCGGCCCCCTTCCTAGTGATGTTCCCCACTGAGAGCTTTGCCAAGCGGCAGATCCGCCAGCGCCTGTCGCCGCTATTCAATGACACCCCGGCGGTGGCGGCGAAGTCGCTCAGCAGCAAGAGCAGGGACTCTGCCAATGCGATGTTCCTCAAGGAGTTCGAAGGGGACATGCTGCTGTCGATCATCGGCGGCAACAGCGGCAGCGCAGCGCAGGGTATGCCGGCGCAGAACCTATGGGTGGATGAGGCCTCGTCACTGCCGCTGGAAATTGACGACAAGGGCGACCCGATTGAAAACGCCGAGGCCCGGCAAACCAACTTTCCCGATCGAAAGACGCTGCTGACCAGCACCCCTGGCAGCCGCGGCGCGTGCCGAATTACCTGGGAGTTTGAAACCCGCTCAGACCGTCGCCGCTACGGGATGCTGATGCCCTGCTGCGGCGGCCATGCCGTGATCGAGTGGCCGCACATGGTATGGGATAAGCGCGACGGCGAGGTGTGGTGCCAATGCCCGCTATGCAATGAACGGGTGGCGCAGCACCACAAGACTGCCATGCTCGCCGGCGGGATCTGGACGCCAACGGCAAAGGGTGACGGCGAGACGGCGGGCTTCCATCTGCCTGGGTGGTATGCGCCGTATGGCTGGCTGAGCTGGGAGAAGATCCGCGATGAGTTCCTGCGCGCCAAGGCGGACCCGCTGCTGCTGAAGGGCTGGGTGAACAAGCGGGCCGCTGAGGCCTGGGAGGATGAGAGCCTGGCCAAGGTCTCAGCCGATGGCCTGATGGCCAGAGTCGGCGGCTACGGCCACGGCACCTGTCCCGAGGGCGTACTGGCGGTGCTGATGGCGGTGGACGTGCAGGACACCTGGCTGGAGGTGTCGGTGTGGGGCTACGGCCGCGGCAAGCCTGAGCAGGCCTGGCGGATCTGGCACCAGAAGATCGAGGGCGACCCGGGGCAGGATCACGTCTGGGATCAGGTGACGACGATCCGCGAGATCGAATGGCCGCACGCAAACGGCGGCAAGCTGAAAGCGATCCACTGCGCGGTTGACACCGGCGGCCACTACACCAGCGAGGGGTATGACTACTGCCGCCGGTACGCCAAAGATGGTGTGGTGGCCATCAAGGGCAGCAGCCAAAAGAACGCGCCGCCGCTCGGCAAAGGCTCAAAGCAGGACGTGACCTTCAGGGGCAAGACCGTGAAGGGTGGCGTCACGCTTTACATGATCGGCACGCATGCCATCAAGCGGACCATCTACAGCCGCCTTAAGATTGAAGAGCCCGGCGACGGCTACATCAACTTCGACGACGCCACCACGGAAGACTACCTGCAGGGCTTGACCTGTGAGCGGCTGCAGCCGCGCTACGTCAAAGGGTTCCAGGTGCTGGAGTGGGTGAAACCCAGCGGCGCCCGCAACGAGCCGCTTGACCTGAAGGTGTACTGCCTGGCGATGCTGGAGCTGCTCAAGCGCCGCTACAACCGTCAAACCATGTGGGACCAGCTGGCGGCACAGCTGGCGGCCTCCGTAGCCTTAGACCAGCAGGCCGCGCCACGAAAGGCCCGGAGTTTCACGGTGCTCAAATGACTCAACCGCTGGAGCTCTACCAAGGCGATCTAACCAGCTGGATCGAATCCCGCGTCCATCCTGATGCCACGGCCGTTCGCGTGTGGTTCCGCGCTGCAGCAGCTGGCGCCGGTATCGAGGCGGTGGCCAGCGACACGGACGACGGCTGGAAGGTGGAGCTGAGCGCCGCCACGACGGCCACGATGGCGGCCGGCAGCTGGGAACTGCAGATCGTCTCCACGGTCAGCGGCGCCCCACTCACCACCGGCCGCGGCAGCTTGACCGTCCGCAAGAGCCTGGCATTCAGCGGCACCCCCGGCGCCTTCGATGATCGCAGCCAAGCGCAGAAAGATTTGGAGGCGGCTGAAGAGGCCATCCGCGCCCTGACCACGGGTGCGCAGGAGTACCAAATCGGCAGCCTCGGCAACGGTGGCCGGAAGGTGGTCCGCGCCGACCTGGCGGAGCTGATCAAGTGGCGCGACCGCCTCAAGGCTGAAGTCGCCCGCGAGCAACGCGCCGAGATGATTGCGCAAGGCCTCGGCGATCCGCGCCGGCTCTATGTGCGCTTCACGGGGGTGAGCTGATGGGTGTCCGTTCCTGGCTGCAGCGGCAGATCCTGACCACCCGGCACGGCCGGCAGCAGGGCCAGCGGATGTTCGAGGGCGCCAGGCGCAACCGGCTGCTCCACGACCTGATAGCGCCGACCACATCCGCAGACGCCGAGCTGCGCGTCAGCCTGCAGGTGCTGCGCGACCGCTGCCATCAGCTGGTCAGGGACAACCCCTATGCCCGTCAGGCCAAGCGGACCACGCAGATCAACGTGGTGGGGCCGCGTGGGATCCAGATGCAGGGTCAGGTGATGAAGGCCAACGGCACGGAAAAGGACGTGCGCCGCAACCGGCTGCTGGAGGAAGCATGGCGCCGCTGGTGCCGGCCGGATACCTGCGACGTGGCGGGCCGGCTGTCGTTCCACGGCTTCGAGATGATGGCCGCCGGCAGCCTGCCGGAGTCGGGCGAATGCCTGATCAGGATCGTGCGGCAACCGATGGGGCAGGGGCGCACACCGCTGTCGCTGGAGCTGATCGAGGCGCACCAGCTCGATGAGGACAAGTCTGGTGTTTCAGACCGCGCCGGCCACGAATGGCGGCTGGGCGTCGAGATCAACCAATGGGGCCGCCCGACCCGGTACGCGGTCCTGACCCGCCACCCTGGCGACGTGGAGCTCGGCCTAAACCGCCGCGGAGTGGAGCGGAAGCACGTGCTGGTGCCGGCGGCGGACATGATCCATGTGTTCCTGCCGGAGCGGATCGGGCAGAACCGTGGCGTGCCGTGGTTGGCGTCGGTGATCACAACTGTCCATGGGCTTTCTGAATACGAAAAGGCTCACCTGGTACGGAAGCGCGTCCAGGCGGCATCGCTGGGGTGGATTCAGACGCCCGATGCCGGGCTGACCGGTGATGCGGTGGAGAACGGTCAGCGGCTATTCA